GTCAGGAATAACTGTACTCTATTAAGAATAGAGGACATTAGGTTGAAAGAATTGTTTCTGGGTCAATTGCATCAACAATTTTAATGGATGCTTTATCCTTTTTCTTATGGGAATTAGCTTCTTTCCATTTTTCAGAAACACGAGTATTTTCTTCATTGACAATGTCATTAAACATATCCATATGCTCTAAATCTTTTTTAGAGAATTGAATTTCCTTGTCATCAACTCGTATGCTTGCAACATAAAAAACATTGCTTCCACTTTTCTTTCGTTTAGTAGTAAGATTAAGAACATGATTAAACATTAAACTGTTTCTACCTTTAAGACTTTTCAGTGTCTCACCGATAGGTTTAAAGTTCATTCCTGTTACACGCCACAGCACAGGCATTTCCTCTATTGTTGTAGCCTCTCCAGTTGCTGTTGTTGCTTCCATAGATAGCAAACCATATACTAAACGATAACATTTAATACTACGCTGTGAATCTCTTTCAGCTTGCGTTAACTGTTCTTTATCTTTTCCTATTACTTTGCCACATCGAACTCCCCCATTATTATCAATAGGTTCGTCCTTCCAGGATTTGAAAACAACTGACGAGCAGATATATTTATTATCTTCTGTATCATAGTCCATATACTGGTAGGCGTTAATAAAAGGTCTAAAACGGACAGCTTTATCTTTTAAACTATACACTTTAGCTTCTGATTCTGAATCATAGATTGTATAAACGCCTGTTCGAAGGGCATTGCCATCATCATCTTCCGATGCTCTATTGATGGCCAATCTTGGTAAACTTCCAGAACTAATTTGCGACCCGTCATCTTGACCGGTCATTTTCATTATCTCTTCTTTACTAAGAGATTCAAATGCTTGTAGTTCATTTGACATACTTTTACCTCCAACGGTTAAATTTAAGTTAATAATACACTATTTTATTTATTTGTCAAGCATAAAGATGCGTATCCAACCAGTTAGAGCCTACCTTTAATTCAACATCCAGTGGGACATTAAAATCAATACCATACATATCTTTCATCCGAGGAATTACTCCTAAACACCCATTGTTTAGGCAGAAAGCGGTAACCTTTTCTTCCCCCGGATAGACATCTGCAACGATGGAATCGTGCACAGTATTTATCAGTAGGCTCCTGGTCTTGTTCTTCTCAAGGAGTTCCTGTATTAAAATACAGGCAAGAGGAACAATATCGGCAGTTGCAAATCCTTGTACTGGATAATTTTTTATCTGTGTAGAAAAACTTGCACCGCCCCATGACATGCGTTCTGCTTTTGGAAAAGCGTATTGTCTGCCTGTTGGCAGTGTTACGACTTTGTATCGTATAGCTTCGTCTTGCAGTTTCTCATGCCAAACTTTTATATCCGGATATTTTTTTAAAAATGCCGAATAATATCTTTTTTCATTTTCTGTTCCAGATATGCCACCATACAAAGGTTTAAATGTATGGGCTTTTGCATCCTGTCTGGAACATCCAATTGTATCTGCTGTAAATTGATGAACATCCACTCCGTTTTGTATATCCAACATGCCCTGTTTATCTTGGGCTAAAAACACAGCCGTTCTAAATTCCAATTGGGCAAAATCTATTTCCATTATTTTACCATTTTCAAATCGTGAGTTAATGACTTTGCGAATCGGAAATGTTTTAGCACGGGGTTGATTTTGAAAATTAGGATTCCTACTTGATAATCTCCCTGTAGATGTTACGCATTGCATAAAATTTGGATATAAAAAATCTTTTTCTGTTTTATGTTTTTTTAACCCATCTACAAATGTTTTTAAATACGTATCCAAAGCAGTGTACCTACTAATTTTTTCAACAAAATGTTTTACATCATCACTGCTGAACCTCGTTGTTTTTATCAAAGTTAATTTATCTGTTTTAAACCCACCTTCTGCCACATCCATTACAGATTGGCCAACAGCATCAAACCCTGCTCGTTCCTCCGTGTTGATGTAAATAAAACCCCTAGCGTTACACTGTTTGCATTTGTTTAAATTCTTAAACAATGCACCATCAACTTTTATTTTTTGTATCATGCCTTTTCCTTCGCATGAAGGACATTGCTGTGCTTTTGTTTTATACAGCAAGTCTAATCCCTGCCTAAAAAATGCCTTCAAATGTGTCTTGGGATATCTAGGTCTTTTTTTAGGACGCTTTGTAAAAGGATTAACACCCAGATTAAATATCCGTGACCATTCTTTTTTATCCTTTACTTTTACCCCATACAACAGCCAAGACAATTGCTCTGGACTGGCAGGATTTATTTTTGTATCCCCCATTTTTTCATATATTTTTTCATCAATTTCCACTCGCAGTTTATTAAACTCATCTTTAAAATCTTTTTCTACCTGTTCCAATGCATCGTTGTCAATATGAATGCCATTATTTTCCATTTTAGCTAAGACAATAAGGAACTCACCCATTGTTTTTGCCGTTAGAACCAGTCCTTTGTTGACTGGTTTTTTAAATTGTAGCATTTGTGAATCATACAATGAACGGGTTGCCTTTATATCCAACCTGCCATATTCTTCTAGCGTATTAATGGGAATAAATTGAAATGATATTTTATCTTTTATATATCGCTCTGTTATATCTGATTTTTGTATCACTCCTCTTCTTTCACAACAGTGCTTTAGTTTTAAACTTATGCTAATGCCTCGTTGTAATAAATATTCTCCTATCATAGTGTCATATACTTTTCCTTCGTAATTAAAACCTGCCTCCCATAGCCACAGCAAATCAAATTTTATGTTATGACCAACAAGCATCGTTGTTTTATCCAAAATGTCCTGCACTTTTTTTCTATCAGGCACACCTTTAAAATCACGATGCTTAAAAAATACATATTCATCATTAATGCCAAGCGACACTAAAAAATTATTAGGATTTTTAGGAGAGGGGTCTAGTTTACCCTCATCCGTTACCTGAAAACTTGTCTCTACATCAAATACTGTTATCATAATAAATCCTTTCTAATTTTCTAACATCAATCAAATAGGATGATTTAGCATTTCCTATTACATCATTAACTCTTTTTTTATAAAAATGCTCTACTTTATTTTTATTAATAATTTTTTTTAAGTTATTAAAAGAAGAAAAAAATATTCCATGTAAAGAATTTACTGATAATCCATTCCAATTTATGTCTTTCCAATTTACCCAAAAATAAATATCAATATTAGAATATAATTTATTATACCTATTAAAATCTTTTTTATTAAAAGTAACAGTATAATTTGGATTAAAATTGTATCGTTTAGATGTAAAAAAGGGTGTTGTTTGAGTTTTTAAATCTGCCAATTTTTCATTAACAATTAAATCTGGAACGTAAGGGTTTGTTTCTTTATCTGGATTCATTTTTATATTCATTTTTAATTTATTTTTACAAAAATCTATAAATTTTAATTCATACTTATACCCCTCTTTAACCCACCAATTTTTGTTTTCAGTATTAATCATTCTATATACCTTGATAGTTCTGGAATGATTTTACATGGTATCATACCATGCCATCCCGTTATTTTATTCTTGCTTACAGCTAAACTTCTCAGTTCCTTATCCATATCCAATTTATTTCTAAACCCTACTCCAATAACTACATCGGCCTCTGCCGCTTTTCCTGTTCTGCTATTCTCCATCATATCAAAGGTTATGTCAAGTTTACCAGATGCATCAGCACTTGCCTGCGATATTGCAATGACACAACAGTTTCTCCTTTTGGCAATTTCCCGTGCTCCAGTGTAGATTGCTCGCAGTTTTTCATCGGTACGTGCAAAATTTCCGGGCACATGAACCTTATCCATCTGGTCAATAACAATAACATCTGGTTTTTCTTTTGCTACAAAAGAGTCTACTTTTTCCAGACTCCAATCAACAGTATCTAAAATTTTTATATTAGTACTAATTTGAGACCATAATCCCTTGGCTGTGGGTATATCTTCCTGTATTTGCTCGAATGTCATGCCCGTATGGGCATTAATAAGTCTCATTTGTGTACGAATGGCAGGTTCTTCATTAATCAAGGCACATACTTTTGCCCCCTGTGAAATGAAACCATTCTCCCCTGCCACAAAACTAACCCATAAAGCTGTTTTTCCGCTCTCTGGACGGGCAAAGATGACTAATAGGTTACCATCCCCCACCCCATGTACACGGCTTCTCAGAGGCTCTAAATTAAATTTCCATTTAGTATTATCTTTTAAAGATTCAATTAATTCTTCAATATCATCTGTAATATTTTCATACTCTTCTTTATAA